GCGGAAAGTTAGTCGAAAACATTGTACAGGCAGTGGCAAGAGATTGCTTAGCAGCCGCAATGCTCAGACTGGCCAAAGCTGGTTACAAGATTGTTGCCCACATCCACGACGAAGTGGTTATCGAAGCGCCTATAGGCGAAGGCAGTTTAGAAGAAGTAATAGATATTATGTGTGAACCCGAGCCCTGGAATGAGGGCCTCATATTAAACGCAGCAGGGTTTGAGAACCCTTACTACATGAAGGATTAGGAGGACAATTCTTATGAAACTTTCAAAACAACATATTCAACAACAACGCGAAGCAATCGACGGTTTATATGAACTCGTAAAAGATGCACCAGCTAGTGAACGTAAAGACACGGCTATGGCATACTGCGAGGGATGTATAGCAGCGTGCGATTTAGGTCTTAAGGTGCTGAATGGTAAGAAAACAGAAGCTCCGAAGGTGGAAGAACCTGTAGTTGCCGAAACTACGGCTGAAGCTACTCCAGCTGTAGAAGAAAAGCCAAAACGCAAACGTAAGAAGAAAGAAGAACCTGTAGTAGAAGCTCCAGTAGTTGAGGAAACTCCTGAAGAAGATGATTTAGACGATTTGTTATAAGAGAAAGGATATCGCCTCATGAAGGTCTTATTCAATCTACAAGTACAAAGGCTGTACGACCTAGTGCGGCGCAATCAAGTATCACCTTTTAACCCTACAAGTTATTACCATGTGCCCTGCGAACACTCCTTCGCTAATCTTTGGCCAATGGAATCTAATGGGTTTGGGATAGTGCCTTGCCGGGAATCAGATGAGTTCTATTGCCCAAAATGCGGTGAGCAGATCAACGCTAAAGGGTTTACTGCAGAAGTTGGATATAGCGCCACAGTCCCTCTCTCCCTAGACCTATCAATTATAGATAGGGGCGATAAACTGGACGTGCAATTTGAGTACGACACGGTATACGCCGACGGAGATAATGGGATGATTTACAAAGGTTATAAATCCCATGTCATTGATGTAATACGGTTTGATTTCAAGCAAAGAAAAACCTTTACCATACTCAAGAAACGCTCACGCAGTGACGTCGTCGAAGAAGCGACAGTTACCCCGTCGGGTTTTAGCAATTCCCTTTTATCGTTAGTTTGGTTCGTAGCCACTCCTGACTGCAGACTACATAACTACCGGGATGAGTTGAAATGTTTCGCTAAGGTATTAAAAGACGTGTTCTTCGAAAAGCTGTCAAAGGTAGTAGGGTATAAGGTCAAATCCATTAGGCAAGGCATACAAGTTACCAATAGATACGGTGCTTTAGATAACCTACTTCATAACTTAGTATGGAAATTACAAGCCCCTGACGCACCAGCTATCAATGACAGCTTAAAGCGTGACTATGACGATTACTATAATCGGAAATTCCCTAATGAGACACTCGGCATGAGCGACGTATTAGAGTTAACCATAAAAGGTGATTCTTTTGTGAAAGCCTTGATTAAGGCTCATAACTTGCCTGATGCTCGATGGGTTCGGCGGTTACTACACGATAGACCGTTCTTCTACACGAAGATCATCAAAGTGATGTCTGCGTTATTTAAGAACAAGGACTATCAAAAGGCTATGGTCGATGTCGTCAAGGACAACGCTGATAATACAAGCTACATTCAGTCTTGGCCATTATGGCGTGATGACCGTGATTTATCTGTCATTCGTAAATTTGTTAACATCCTTAGCCATCAATACGGCGAGCGCCAGGCGTTCTTATTCATTAGAAATGCGCCTTCCTATCACGATATTAGAGATACAGCCAGTATGTATTTTGAGATATCGAGAAGCCGCCGTAAAGAGGTTTGGGATACTCGCATCCAGGTGCGTAACCTACATGACACAATCTCGAGAATGCAAAAGTTCGACAAAGTGGAAGACGAAATCGTTCAGCAGCGTAAAGCGCATCGTGCATTAGCTGACATGGTTAACGGCTACCGATTCATGGCCATCGGTTCTACTCACGGCATTATTGATATGGGCATACAGCTTAATAACTGTGTAAGTTCTTATATCAAAAAGGTGAAAGCCGAAACGTGTGCTATCGTAGGTGTCTATAAATGTAATGAGCCGGTTGCGTGTATCGAAGTTAATCCGAAGAGTGATACGGACGACTTCGTAGAGATACACCAGGCTAAACTTAAAAACAATCGTGGCGTATATGAAGACCACGATATCAATGGAGCGGTATCGCAGTGGGTAACATCTCACGGCTTATGCGTTCCGGCGTATGTACGAGACATCCAATTTGCGAAGGGAGGAGCGATGTAATATGGATACTAATATCATCATAGCTACGGGCAAAAGTCGCTCCGCCCGTAGCTGGACGTCTCAGAAAATGACTTGGAGTGAATTGGTCAAGAAATTGGCCGAGCCAACTGTAACGAATGAAACGGCTACCGAATACGCCAAGATGTCTAAGGCTGATCAAGGGCGAAAGAAAGACGTCGGCGGTTTTGTAGGTGGCTATATTCCTAAAAATGGTAGACGGATTAGAGGGGCTGTTAAAGAAAGGTACCTCATTACTCTTGATGCGGATAACCCTGGCGAAGATTTCATCGTAGACCTAGACATGGAATTAGGTGGTATGGAGTACGTACTATATAGTACGCACAGCCACACAGCTGACAATCCTCGCTACCGCGTGATTATTCCAGTCGATAGACCGATGACACCAGATGAGTACCATGCGGTATCTAGGCGGATTGCTGATAACATCGGCATTGAGTTCTTCGACCCATCTACGCACCAGGCTGAACGGCTTATGTATTGGCCGAGCCATCCTAAGGATGTCGAGTATATATATCAACACAGCGAAGGTTCACTTGTTTCAGTAGATACTTATTTAAGCACCTATAGAGACTGGCGTGATACGAGCCTTTGGCCAACATCGGAGAAGGAATCACAGATTCGCCTTGATGCGGCTAAGAAGCAAGGTAATCCATTGGAGAAAAAAGGCCTACTGGGTGCCTTTTGTAGATGCTACAGTATCACAGAAGCTATTCATAAGTTTCTTCCTGAAGTCTATGAACCTACTGCAGTCGAGGACCGGTACACATATGTAGCCGGTAGCTCGGTAGGCGGTTTAGTAATTTACGATAACGATACTTTTGCTTACTCCAACCATGCGACTGACCCTATCAGCGGTAAGCTCGTCAATGCCTTTGACTTGGTCCGCATCCACTTATTCGGAGCGGAAGATGCCGACGCGGATCCACGCACTAAAGTAACAGACCTTCCGAGCTATAAGGCGATGCTTGACTTTGTCAACAAAGATGGCGCCGCCCCCGTACTGCTCGATAAGGAACGTATGGCGGATATGGAGTTTGAGGATATCACGGACGAGGAAGAAGACTTCCGTGAAAAGCTCAAACGTGACCGCCGTGGTACACCTGAATCAGATGTATTCAACTGCTTAATTGTTCTTAAATATGACCCAGCGCTCAAAGGTAAAATCCGTCTTGATGAATTCGCGCACCGCTTAGTGGTCATTGACGATTTGCCGTGGCGTGGTAAGGACGAAACCCCTTACTGGACGGATACGGACGATGCATGCCTGCGTAACTATTTTGCTACGAAATACCTAATAAAGGGTAAAGGCATTATTGATGATGCTCTCCAGGAAATCACGCAAGCTAACAAATTCCACCCTGTGCGAGAGTACCTAACAGGTCTAACCTGGGACGGTGAATGTAGAGTTGACACCCTCTTCATCGATTATATCGGTGCCGAGGATACCGAATATATCAGGGCCGTTACTCGTAAATGGATGTGTGGCGCTGTAGCACGTGTTATGGTGCCCGGCATCAAGTTCGATACGGCTATCGTACTATACGGCTCTCAAGGTCTCGGTAAATCCTTAATTTTAGAACGCTTAGGCCGTAAATGGTTCAATAATTCGTTGGTTGATATTAAGACAAAAGATGCCCTCGAACAAATTCAGGGCTCTTGGATTAATGAACTCGCGGAACTGGCACCTACTTATAAGAACGATAATGAAATTGTAAAGGCCTTTATTAGTCGTACATCCGACCGGTTCCGTTCACCGTATGGCAGGCGTACCGAAGAGGAACCCCCCCAGCGGGGATTTCGCCG